CGTCCTTACAAGACATCCAGCTATGTGCCGGAAATCAAGGCAGGCAACAAGTGTATGGCATTCGGTGACTTTAGCTATTACTGGGTAGCTGATAGACAGGGACGCTCTTTCAAGAGACTGAATGAACTCTTTGCCATGACAGGTCAGGTTGGTTTCCTTGCAAGTCAGCGATTGGACGGCAAGTTGATTCTTCCGGAAGCAATCAAGACACTCACCATCAAGAAAGCGTGATGCTATGATTACGCTGAAAGAGGCGAAAAACTATCTGAGAGTG